GTTTGTGAAATACCAAAGTCTGTGTAGAAGTTACCAGCAACAGTGCCATTAGGTGCGTAAATCGAACCGTTAGCAAGAGTTTTCCAACGGGCTACTTCTTTTAGCACATCGAAGTTGTTTTGCATACGCTCGATTTTACGAGCCAGAACTGCATCAGTTGTTTCAGCAGCAGAAGTTGAACCATAAGCACGCTTACCTTGAACGTCTTGTGGAAGCACAGCGTCAGCAAGCGGGAAGTGCGGAATAGCATAAGAGAAAATCTTACGCAGTTCATCTTGGTTTGCCTGAGGCTTAGAACCACGAACTTGATCACCGATCAGGGCAAGAGCGTGATCTTGTTGTTCGAAAGTGACAGTGTGTGTGCTAAGGTATTCAGGCTGGAAAAGTCCAACTTCATTAAGCAGTGTCCATTTATTAGGTACAACTGCCAGTTCTTTTGTATAGTCAACTACCTCAAAGGCGCTTGTATAACTACGGATAATAGGCATTTTGAATTATTCCTTATCTATTAAACAACGTCTAGTACTTGGATGTTCTTAGCTTCAAGCGCGGCGTAGATAGCTGCTTTTTCAGCATCGAGATCGTGACTTGCGTGAAGCACGATATTTTTGCTAACAGTAGCAGGACCACGTAGAAGTACGAGCACCTTAGTGTCAGTAGTTGCAGGGATTGTTACAGCGTCCATAACGATTGCGTCAGCGGTTTGTGAACCGTCAACTGCTGTTTGTACGCAGACTTTGTATTTGCCAGTGGCTGTTACTTTTCCAAGTACTGTGCCAGTAGCAAGAGTTTGTGCTGAGTCATTTACAGTAACAACTGCACGGCAGAAAGCAAGCTCAGGGGCATATTCGCTTTTTAGCCAGTTACTCAGGCGATATGTATCGGTTGCGATCAGCGCCATTATTTGTTTTCCTTATTGAATTTTGATTTTAGAATTGAACCTACACCAGAATCTGCTTGATTGTCTGTGCCTGTCGCCGCTGCGCCAGTTTCACGGAATAGAGCACTCTTTTCAATCTGTGTATACACTGTTTGCATAGCAGCAACAAACGGATCGAAATCTTCGTCGCTTAGTGCAAGTGCAGCTTTTACAATAATTGAAGCTTCTGGGGAATCTTTTACGATTTCTGTGACTTTTGCAGTCTTACTCTTAACAATTGCTTCTGCTTTTTCTTTCTTAAATTCTTCGATAAGGGCAGTTGCTTTTTGAAGCTCTGCAGCCGTATCGTCGAGAGATTTTTGAAGCGTAGCAACGTCAACTTGATCTTTAGTGTCTGACACTGATTTTTTCTCCATTGAATTTGCCTCCGCTGCAAGATCAGCTTTAGCACGTTGTTTTTCAAGTTTTTGATCTGCTCGTTCTTTTTTGCGTAAAGCTTTTTCAAAAAGAGCCTGATCTTTGAGTACATTTAAATACTCTGTTTCTGAACATTTTGAAATAACACTAGCAGCGTTTTCTTCACTGTCAGCGCTTTGTTCCGCATCGTAGGCAGATTTCAAAATCTCAAAAGATTTTAATTTTTCTTTAATATACGAAGCATAGGCTGATTCGTATACGTCACTTAGGTCTGTTGGATCAGTAGGCTCATTGGCATCTTCTTTATCAACATACCCCAAAATACTTGCAAGGAATTCTGCATCGTCTTCCCACATACCGAAAAAGCGCCACAAGAACTCAGGTAAGTCCATTGTTACACGAATTTGTTGTACTTTTTTAAGGAATTCTTCGCTTGAATTGGTTGCTTTAATAAGCATTGAGTAGTTGTGACCGTTTGCAGGGCCGCCGCCCTGATCTTTATGTACTAAAGCAATATGTGCGCCTTCTTTACTGAAGTCAATATCACTTAGTTTCCGTTTAGCTTTCTCTTGTGTCATTTTAATCTCCAACCATTTGTTGATTTTCTAGGATTATTTTTATAAAATAATTTCTCTATATAACTGTTACTGACCCCAAAATTTTTACAAAGATCAGAACGAGTACACGTAACCTCGAATCCATCAACTAATCGGACAAATGTGTATTCATTTAAATCTGCGCAAGGGTTTTTATTGCCCGAATAAACGCCCTTTTTAGCTTCAGACATCTTTAGTCTAGATTCAATTGGCAATTTATATTCTCTTACTTTAAACTTTCCCTTATTCCAAGGAATTCTTCCTTTTAAGCCATTAGAAATATTGAGTCTTTGTTGATCTGTAAAATTCAATCCAGAATTTCCTTCTCCACCATCGGATAGATTGGTCAGATTAAACCCCAAATCTCTATATTCCAAAATGAGAAGTTGTTCTAAATCAAAAGCGTCTTTTTCATTTAAAGAGTGCGATACAATATCGACATCAACACCATACTTATTGTATACTCTTTTCCAAAACACATTTCTTCCATAATAATCCCATGCACGGTCTAATTGGCCCTTGCCGACATAAAATACTGTTTTTGTCAGGGGATTAATATGCACATATACATAATACTTATTCATTAATAGAAGTAGCTACACCAATAGCCCCAATAGATAATCCACACAAATCGCCAGACTTAATTAGTTCCCATACAGTCTCATCTTTAACTTGTAAAACTGCCAACCATGTTCCTTGTTTAACAAGGTGTTCGTCAAGTGTAAATTCTGTTGGAGCAATATAGCTTTCAACAATATCGAATGTGTCTGTTTCAACCATATGAAAAAGATTAGCTACTCCACAAAATGTATTAAAGTTGTGGCAAGCTTTAGCAATCTCTTCAGCAGAAGTGATATCCCCATGAGCATCAACTTCTTCTGGAACCATTACTACAAAAGTAACTTGCTTTTTTTCTTGGTTTCTGGATTTTACAATATTCATAATTTCCTTATAATTAATAATTATAGCATAATTTTATTCAAAAATCAAGCTAGTTTAAATAAAAAGGGGCCGAAGCCCCCTAATTTATGCTGAATTATCTGCATTACTGCTTGAAGTATCTCTACCAGACGGGAATTTACTTGTCCCTTCACCGGCTGTTTTCATCCCTTCTCCAGCTTTGCTGCTGTTTCCTGATAGAGCTTCCTTATCTACAGGCTCATCTATAGGTTTCGCATCTGCTCCACCCGCTGCACGAACGACATTCAGAACTTCACGATCAACTTCAACTAAGCCGACAGATGCAACGCGCTGCCAGTATTTCGATAATGACTCAAGGTCAACTTCTACTAACTGGTCAATATCCATTGTGCCCATTCTAGACACATCCCATCCGTTTAATTCATATGTTTGTCTAATCAAACTACGATTTAGCACATCAGCAATGTGTGCTGCAAAAGACATTGCAACAGTGCCTGCAAGAGAATTTTTAATTGAACCTAAAGCGAAAGACCCGACGGCAGACTGACCCATTGTTAAAATATCGGTTGACAAAGAAATCATGATCATGTTTTTATACCATTCTTTGATTTTTCCGATATCGTAAGATTTTTTACCATCTACCGAAAGTAACTCAAGTTCAAACAGTGGTTGTTTTGTCTCTGGATCATACATCTGAGGGAGAATCATTGCAGATTGCTCATTCATTTGTAAATTTCGTAGACAATTCTCATAGTAAGCGCGAATTGCTTTTTCAGAGTCTCCTGCGTCGGCAGATAAGTATTGTGGAGGCAAGTATAAAACTGGTAAACCAATCAAATCTTTAGCTACTCCGGTAGCTTCTAAATCTTCAAGATAAGTCAAATATTTCCAAGCCAAATAAGCATCACGTAAAGGGGATTTACCATAAGGATCGCCACGATGACGGCCAGTTCTAAAATGAAGAACTTTAGAATAAGGAATAACTACTTCGTTTGTAGCTCTGTTACCATACTGATTATAAGCATCAGCGATACGGCTGATATTTTGTTTTACACCAATAATATCGTTACCATCGTCACTAAACACAAATTTTTCAATAGATTCTTGTGAGCGAATTGCAAGCTTTTTCCAGCCAATTAGCCCATCGTCATACTTACTTCCATTCGACTTGTATCTACGACGATAAACTTTTTCATGAACAGAAAATCCATAAATCATATTGGACAAGGCGTCTGTAACAAACTCTGACCAAGAATGCTCCATGTCATTCATCATTTGATTGATTGTCTCTGCTTGTTTAATCTCTTCTGGAGAAGCTTTATCAGGAGGATTGTATTTCCAAGAAGCTTTGGAGATAATAACACTAAAGAAATTCAAGCTTCCGTTAATAGTGCTGTGTTCAGTCATTTTTTTGAATGTCTTGAGATTATTTGGGAAATTTAAGTCCCTGTCAAGTTCATCAGCACTAACACCATGAGAAATTCGGAGTCCAGTGAATCCCATTTCCCCAAGTTTAAATCTCTCAGGTGCCTTATCAACCCCTTTTTCGATTTTAGTTTTCATTAATTTTCCTTAAATATTGAAAGTAGGCAGGCTAATAATATTTTGGCCTTGATTGAAATTAAAAGTTGGAGGAGCATTTGTACTAAGATTCGGTAAACTCATACTATTGGGCAACGTAA